CTTCTTTTTTTGATTTAAGTGAGCGCGATATTGCGTCAATAGCCTGATTTTTTAATGCAGGAGTTGATGTGTCATATGTAACATCGCCAATAGTAATTTCATTTTTTGCCTTTACAGATCTTGAAATTGAATCAATAGCTTTTTGCTTAAGCGCAGGCGTAGATGTATTGTATGTTTTATAGCCAATAGTTACTTCATTGTTTTTAATGATCTGATCAAGAGATTTAATTGCTTCTTTTTCAGAAGTAGAACTAATAGCACGCTGTGTGTCAAGAAAGCCTTTATTAAGAGCGATAGCTTCACGGTAGCGAACATCTTCAGGAATGTCTTTCATCATCCTGTCGCGGTAATCTTTAATTACGCCAGTAAATCCAAGCGTAGGATTTTGCTTTATAAAGGTATCCATAAAGCGAACAACGCCACTAGCGTTAACTGGCAGTTGAGATAGCCTTGCTTTTTCAATCTGTGCGCCTTCACGCGCAATAGCCTGCTGTCGAATGGCAAGAGCGTTTTCTGGAGTAGCACCTTCAAATGCGCCTGCAATACGCCGATCGATAGCTTCGGCAGTCCTGCGATTGGCATCCAAAAACGGCATGGCTTGCGTATCTGGTTCTGGTCGACCACGCAGATAATCCTGCATTCTGTTAAAAACAGGTGCTTCTACGCCTTGCGAAGCCATATACTCTGGGGTGGTTAACTGCGCTTCTGGAACAACTCCGCTTGGCGCTGTCGGTGCTTCACGAATAACCCTTTCAGCAACTTCACGCTCGCCTACTGGAAGATCTTCAAGCAACATCTGGGCAGTGTCACGCGCCACATATTTCTGTGGTTTAAACATATCGAATAGTTTACCGCCCACATAAGCAACTGGCTTCATTGCAGTGCCAAGTATAGTTCCTGCGGTAACATTAGCAGTACGGCTTTCGCCTTCAGCAGTTGGTTGCAAAGCACTGAACACGCCACCTTCGACAGCATATGGCAATGTACGCAGTGCAGTTCCTGCAAGACCAGTTGCGGTAACCGCAGGCAACGCAGACGCAGTGGCAAGTGTAGCAGGCACAGCCATACTCATATCGCCAAGAAAGCTACCAAACTTAGCATACCCAGTATCTAACGCTCTGTTCGATGCCTCTGTGCGCCTTTCAAGTTCTTTTTGATCGCCAACATTAAGCAACTGCTGAGTGGCAATAGAAAGCCTTTCTGGTGAACTTGCGTATCCTTTAGCAATTTGCATTAGTGGCGATACGCCATAATTAGGCGACAACACAGATCGCATAGCCTTAATATAGTCTTCTTCGGCTTGTTTGGTATATGAGTCCAGTTCGTCAGGGCTTACAATATCTAGACCAGATTGCTCTGCCAGACCACTGTATGTTTTCTTTGCAAACTCAGAAGCACTTTTGATTGCCTTGTAACGATTGCCAAGCATTGCCACATCTTCGCTTGTATAGTCTTGCAATGGCTTTTCATAAGGCACTGCATTTTTAGCAATAATATCAATTGGCGCACGCAAGTAGTTCGGATCTAAATATCCGCTATTTGCATAATTAACTACGCCAGATTTGATTGATGCAAGCAATTCTTCATCAGACTGGAATCGCTTGTATTGATTCATGTCTGGAACATTGCCATATGGAGTTTCAGCCATTATTGACCACCAATTGCAGGATACTGCCTATTGTAATCAGCAAACTTAGACATTTGTTTTTTATACAGACGCTCAAGATTAATGATTCCATTGTCGAGCGCATTGATCATCTTTTTATTATTTACATATGCCAGTGGTTGCGCGATTTGAGACATTGCACGCTTGGCATCACCATCGGTTTGTACGCCTTTGTTTTCCAACAACAATGCGTTAGCTTGTGCTTGCATATTGGAAATATATGTATCTGTCCTATCCTGAGTATCAGACTGCAAACCCAAAATAGATAGCGGAACATTGCTACCACGCGACAATGCGCTAAGATTTATTCTACCGCTTGCAAGATCAGACCTAGCCTTGCGCATGGTAAGCAAAGTGTCTCGCACACCTTGCATATCAGCCTTTACTTGCTGAAATTCTTTGAACACACGATCTGGAACTTTCTGACCTTTAACCGATTTTTCAATCTCATTCATTCGCCTAATCTGATCCAGTGCCTGCTGATTACCCTGACTGGCGAGAATCATCAGATCTTCTCTAGTGATCTTGTTCGGTTGGTTCGGTTGTGGCGCACGACCGACCTGTCGAGCATTGCCGACATAAGCCTGTTCCATGCCTTCAACAGCAGGCGATCCAAAGCGATTAGGTTCACTGCCGAATGGCTTAAGCATTGCAAAACGGTTCACGCCTTCAGGCATCATAGAATCGCCCATAAGCGCGTTTACGCCCATCTCAGAATTCTGCATGGCAACTGGTGGCGGTTCATCACCGTAATCGATGGTCGGTGCTTGTCTTTGCGGAACGCGAATAGATCCGTCAGGATTGACCAAATCTTCAAAACGCAGTTGCTTAGGCGCAGATGGTTGCGGTACTTCATCTTCGCTGATAGCAAAGCCTTGATTCGTGCGCCCTGCGGTATTCTGTGGTGACGGCACTGATGGTTGTGGTGCGCCCTGTGGCATAAAGTTAGGAACGCGCTGTGCGCCAGTTTGTTGCCCCTGACTTACTGGAATAGTAACGCGAGTGCTTTTGTATTCCTGAAATTTATCTGGTGGCATATTGGCTTGCAGATATGCTTCATAGTCTTCCAAACTGACAGGATCTGGATATCCACGAACTACGACATTTCTACCAATATGGATATTCCCAAATATATCAGCTTGCTTCGGAACATCTTTGGCATAAGCTATATTTGTTTTTGGATCAACAAATGTTTGCGTAACAGAAGAAAAGTCAGACTTGGGAGTTCCTGCAATGGGATATGCTTCATCGCCCTGAACAACAACTAATTGATCGCCAACTTTTTCAACAGATCTGGGCAGTAGCGATTTTACTTTTACTTTAATACCGCCTAGTGCAGTTGGACTATAAGTTTGTGGCAATTGAGTTTCAGGGTACAGTTTTTGCAACTCAGGAAGAAGAAAAGAATTATAAGCATCTCCCCTATCAGATTCTGCAACTTGCTTTTCTAATTGCGTAATCAAGTTATAAGCATATTGTGCTTTCTTCTGCTCATTAGCCATTTCGCCTTCTTGATCGGCACGCTTTTTAGCATTAACCATAAACTCATCTTGCAGAGCATTTAGCTTTGCAGTGCGTCTATCAGCTTTGCCTTGTTGCATGGCATTGTAAATACTTGGAATGTAAACTTCAGGAAGTTGCATTATTTTTACCCCCCAGTGCCTTGATCATTTGAGCCACTTCCGTAATATCCTCGCATTGCGTCTTCAAAGTATTTTGACCAGATGTTAGCTTTGCCAATTTTGGCAGTTGCTTGTGCGCCACCTTTCAACATATTTTGATTCATGAAGTTACTAGCAAGGTTTGATCTTTCGCCTGCAATAGATCCAACGGCAGGCGATCCGATGCCAATATCTTCACGCGCACCCCTGCGCCAGTCTTGATATTTGCCAAATTCAAAGTTAGCCATCTCTCTTGCTACATCATCTGCATCGCTTGGGCTAAGTATTCTTCCTTTCATAGCCGAAGTTCGATTCAGGGCATTTTGTATTGCGTTTTTGGCAACATTGTAATCTGGCGTGTTTTGATAGAATGAGAAGTCGCCCTGTCCTGCCATCTTCATGGCATCGCCATATCGACCAAGTGCGTCATACCCAAACTGCGCAAACGGTTGATAGCCTGCAATATTTTGACTAGTGATGTCTTTGGCAAATGCAATGTTCTGGTCGGCAGTCTTGCCAATAATTTTAGACGCGCCCTTTAGACCCTTTTGTGCTTGATTAGATGCGCCGTAGCCAAGCAAGGCATTCATCAGCCAGTTATCGTTAGTGTTATCGCCTTCTGCCATGATCCTATACCTTTGTAGTCTGTTTAATTACGCTTGCGTAAATCATACGCGCCCATAGTGCCAAGTTCAACACATCGTATCTATTGCAAGTGTGGCGCAATGCTACACACGACATCACTCTGCACGAACATAGTATTTGACTCCCAGAGTCTTTGGTCGATTGTCACCAACGATCAGGTTGCCAGAGTCTGCGCCAGAGACCGTAGTGCCTGTACCAGAAGCGACCACAGTTGGCATATGCCTGTGCTGTAGACCGATCGCGTTATCGCCAAATACGCTTCCGAGCAACGCAGTGCTGACATCTGCCAGATACAAGCCATCTGCATTCTCAGGTAGCGTCTCTGTGCCGAGTACCGCATACAGTTGCGGATACAGGGTTCGGCTATAGGTAGATCCCATTGCCAGAAAGCCTTTAGGCGCAATGTCAGACAGCGAAGCAATGATGCCACCAATCGGTATTTGTATCTGCACCAGATCGCGCAGAAAGTTAAAGAAATCCCTAGTCGGCGTACCGTCAGGATTAACGAATGGAATCCGTGAGTGCGGTAGCTGATTAAGCATTAGGTTAGTTCCATGCTCGCCGTGATAATTTCCCTACGCGAGTTGCCACTGGTCACGATCTCAAACAGGCGATTATTGGTTCGACCCAGATTATAGAATCGGATGTCCTTTGCATACTCACCAGTCGCGCCCAGAGTCACTTTGCGGTAGTTCGACCAGTTACGCCCAGAGTCATCGGAATAACGCAACAGGATCTCACTGGTGGTGTTTGGTGGCACATCGCCAGTGTTCATTACAAGGTAGAGTTGATTACAGCGCATCCACTGCCCATTTGTGTGGTAATACTGTGTGCGTCTTTTGCATACTAGGGTATTGAAGGCATCGTCATCGCGGTAGTAATCCCAGTCGAACAGGTACAGGTTACTGGTGTTGCGGTCGATGAAGTATTGCTTGTTGCCCACGCGCACGACTGCCCAAGCGTTACTATTTTTACTAAGAAACGACTCGCGCCGATGCCAGATCTGGGTAGCCATGTCATAGCAGAAAGTCATGCCATCGTTAATGGTCAGGCAGTAGACCACATGACCGCGAGACTCCCACTGGTAGCTGTGGCAGTTGGTCAGATCGGCAGACTTGGCAAACTCCGACTCGATCGCAGGCGTGCTGATAGCTTCAGCCTGATAGCCATTAGCCATGTAGACGCGACCGTCATTGCCAAGCCAGAACGGAATGCCGTTTACCACCTGAATGCTGTTGTTAGCCATACAGCCACGCTGAATGACTGCGCCGTTGTTGCGCTCAAACTGCTGTCCTGCGTTATAGAAGATCTCGATGGTTGACTGGTTGAAGACCCAGATCTCGCGCGTAGTGACCGCCAGACCGACCAGAATGTCTGGTGACGCTTCAGAAGAATATTTATCAAAAAAACTAAACGCCAACGGATCGGCAACATCAGATGTAAACCAATACGATCCATCTGGGAGTAGACCAATCATATATTGGTCGAGAAAACCACAGGCGAGCGATCCTTCAAAGTCTGGGATCTGCGTCAGCGTGTTGTTGGTGGTGTTATAGACATAGCCATTTTGACCACTGTAGATGCTGATGTCATAGCCAGTGCCGTTTTGCATATAGTTCATGTAGCAACGACCAGAGCCGAAGACCGACAGCTTCGTGCCAGTCGCAGGGTACATGGTTGCGCTACCAACGCCAAAGCCGACTTTGAACAGTGCGCCGTCAACGACCAGATACAGCGTGTTATCGACCACCAGATGCGCCTGAGTCGCGCCAGTATCCCAACTGTTCAGGGTAATCGCCCTGTTAGCAGGAACGGTCTTCAGGATCGCTACATTGCGTGCGCCGTCTGATACTTGTGCAATCTCAGGAATATAGTTAACCGTGTCCTGATTCGCAAACGGAAGCGTATCGTCAGTGTAGAAACCGCCCAGAACATTAATAGGCTTAAGCATTGGTTAGCCGTTAACTATGGTGAAAGGTAGGAAAGTCTGCGGTAGCTGATCGACATTGTTAAGCACTGGCGCATTAGCGTAGGCATCACGCAACATAGTGTCATAACATTCACGCGCAGTCTGCTCATATCCCTGAGTCGGAGTCATCTGATACTCATCCAGAAGATCCAGACCAAGAATATAAACCAACGCACGCTTGTGTTTGTCCAAGACATACAGCGTATCGTTAGCAGTTGTGACATCGACCCAACTGATCTGCAAGCCATCTGCTTCCAGACGGTGCATCAGCATATTAAGGATGTCGATACCGCGAGTAATGTCATCGCCTTCAATCTCTTGGTTACTGTCACGAATGCCAGTACGGTAGAAAGATGCTTTGATAAGATCGCCAACAGTGTTCATATAGTCTCTCAAAAAAGATAGGCGGTATTTCTACCGCCCATCTTAGGGTTACACACTA